CTTTTTTGACATCAAAGCCTCTTTGTATGAAGGCGCTAATCGGTAGACGATAGAAGACAGCACCATTTTCCATAATTGCATGAAAAAGTATGGCATGTCCTGTAATCGATGCCAGGCCAAAGATAATGCAGTCTTCCACTTCTCCGTAATGTGCTTTAAGGTCATAGAGATATTCTCTCCTGACCTGCGCATAGGTCGCAGGAATATTTGCGTTTAAGTATGCCATCTATCATAAAATCCTTATAGTGCTGCTATTATTAAAATTGCAACAACGACACCTGCACCAATCACAACTTTTCTGTTGTTTTTCCACAGGTCTTTTATTGCTTCTACTATCATTTCCATAGTTTCCTCCTATTTTATACTACCCCAGTTTTTACCTTTTTTATAGTTAACTTTGTTTGGAATCAACAAAATTATTGCTTTTTCCATAGTTTCCTTTATCATAGACGCCTTCTCTTCACTGTCAATTGATAAACATAATTCATCATGAATTTGGATGTGAGGAACTATACCTTTCTTATATAGCTCTACCATTGCCTTTTTTGTCATATCCGCAGCTGATCCTTGTATTAATCTATTCAACGCTTTGTATGTAAAAGCAGGTCTGTAATACTCTTCAAACTCATCACAATGTGGATCATGTTCAGCTAGATTTCGTGAACGATTAGCTAAGTAATGATCTTGAGCTTGCTTACGTGTCATAATAGGAACGGGATTATGTTCAATCTCCTTAGTAATTTTGCCATCAACTTCTTTTTCTACATATTCTGTATACGTAAAGATTCCTTTTTCTTTATCCCATTCTTTATCTTTAGGCTCCCATCTATCAAATCTGCAAAACCTATCTTCCAATGTAAAAATGCTTTTGTTCTTTTCAGCAAAGTTCATCAAACCGTTGGAAAGCTCCCTGACGAATGGAACTTTCTTGTGGTACTGATTAAATAATTCCTTTGATTCATTACTATCTAATTCTAATGAGGCTGCTAATTTTGTTTTACCCATTCCGTAAAATAGACCTAAATTAATTGTTTTAGCTTGTGTTCTAGTGATCTTAGCCATTTTACTTATTATGGCATGGAAATCTGTATCTGGATTTTTTCTATAAGCTGTGGCTAAGCCTTCGGCCCCATAAAATTTATTTTTTAATGCGTAATGGACAACGAGTCTTGGTTCTTGTTGTGAGTAATCAAATGATCCCCATTCTTGTCCTTCTTCTGGTAAAAAGAAAGATCTAATAATGTTTCCGTATTTACCTCTTGCCGGAATTTGTTGTAAATTTGGTTTAGACATAGAGAACCTTCCTGTTACCGTTCCACCTTTTTCAGATCTGATTTGATTTATTTCTGCGTGTATTCTTCCTTTGTGCACAAATTTTAAAAGACCATTCACAAAAACGTTGATTAGTTTATCATACTGTCTAGCTCTTGCAATTAATCTTAAATAAATATTAGAGTGTGCTTCTAAGTAGTTTTTTGATAGACTAGGTCGTTTTGATTTAGGTGTAATTTTATAATCTTTTATATTGAGTTTTATTAAAAGCTTATGAATAGAATCTGCTGCCCAGATGTCAATTTTAATTCCAGTTCTTTTCTGAATACCTTTAATAATATTATTCTTTCGCTTGTTTAAATCAGTTCCTAACGTCTTAGCTTTTTCTGTATCTACTCTGACTCCTTTAAATCTCATGTCTACTAGGCAAGGAAATAACTCCATCTCTAATTTAAATATTTTTTCTAAAGATTTAATTTTACCGTGAATATAAATTGGTGCTTCTATTTTCTTTTTAAATATTTCCCACAATTTTAGTGTTAGGTTAACATCCTGTTCTGCATAATCTTTCACCAGTTCATATGGAAGTTTGTGCATATTACTCATAGGATCACTTATCCCATGTATATCTAATGCTTTTTCCTCTAGATCATATTTATACTTAGTTTCTTTTAAATATTCTTTAGATAAGGCATCTAAACTATATCTTAATTTATTTTCATCAATAACCGAGGCCGCTATCATAGTGTCAACGATTGGTCCGTGAACCATGAGCCCTGTTTCCTTTCTAATCCAACATACGTCATACATCGCATTATGAAAAACTTTAGTTATGTTTTTATTTTGAAATATTTTCTTATTTAAAACTTTCCAGACTAAGTTAGGGGCAATATTAGAAACTTTATCACTATGTCTCATGGGGAAGTAAAATTTTTTATCTTTATAAGCAATAGCTACTCCGACAACTTTTCCCCTACCGATAATGGCTCCTGAACCTAGAGTCTTTAGATCTGGATCGTAGGTTTCTAAGTCAATTGCAACCGTATCAACATCCTTTAATTTTAGATCCGATAATTCTGGTGCACTCATTTTTGATTGTCCTCATAATCTCTTTCAATAATCATATCGATATAATGTTTGGCTTTTTCTAAATCCTGCTTTCCTCCTTTATGTGTATGTCTGCAGATGTATTTGATAGCATTTCCTTCTGCAAAAAGCAATTTGTTCTTGTTTATAAACTCACTTGGCTGCACGACCATATTCTTGTAATGAGATCCTCCAATTTGTTTTTTATAGGCACTCATAGAGATAATCCCATCGATTTAATTAACCATAAACTTTTTCTGGCTCTTGATCCTGCAACAAATTTTAATCTTTTTTTAGTAAACTTAGGTTCTTCTCTTGTTATTTTTAAATCCAGAACAACATTATCAAACTCCATTCCTTTTATGGTATGGATATTCGCAATGAAAATTCTAGGTTTTTCTAAGTCTCGATTATTGTTAACAATACTGCGGATGTAGTTTTTTAACTTTATGTCGTTACCTTTTGATATCGTTTGGAAATCATTAGTTTTTTTAATGATGGGTAAAATATATTTCTTTTCGATAAAGTAGTCTATCGTATATGGTTTTTTATCTAACTTATCTAAAGCTTCCAGGCTATAATTAGAACCATGATAATCTGAGTTAATAGCTTTTATTATTTTCTTAGCTTTAACTAGACTAATCGCCTCTCCCTTTGAAAAAGAAAGATACATTCTTTGTATGTCAATTTCTCTTTTCGGATAAGAAAAGGACTGTATCTTATCGGATAAAGGTTTAATTGGCAGATTGAGTTTAACAATAAAATCTAACATATCTTCCGGTTCTCCTGATCTGAGTGTAAATATGAAAGTTTCTTTAGTGTTTTTTAATTTATCTATCAGAAGATGTAAGTTAGGATCTTGGCTTAAATTCATCAAAGGGTAAATTTCACCCTCGACAATTTTTCCCTCTTCTGTTCGTGGTGTCCACTTCCGAGTGTATCCATAATGGTCCCAAACATCTTTAATAACTTCTCTGCACCAATTGTTAATTTTTCTTGGACATCTGTAACCTATATCAAGCTCTTCTTCTGGTTGAGCAAATTCTTTATGAAAAGAATCTGGATCCGCACCGGCAAACTCAAAAATAGATTGATCAGGATCACCAGCTTTATAAAATAAATCACAATTTTTGGACATTTTCAATTCTGCTTTTCTTTGAATGACACTCGAATCTTGAGCTTCATCTACCATTAGTACCTTGATGATTGGATCTTTATACTTAGGACTGCAGAAATTTTCTACCATATCTTGAAAATCTAAAATATTGTTTCTTCCTTCATTAATAAGATGATTCGTTTTATAGTCCAGATATAAATCATTCATTTGAATAATTTCCTGAATTGTATATTTATATTCTTCTCTTTCCTCAAAACTTAATGTTCTGTAATAAGGTGTTAAGTCTTTTCCATTATCTCTAGCAAAACTTTTAAATTTAAAGAAGGGGTGTCTTTTGAATAACGATTCTGTAAAAGAAAACTTTTTATTTAAAGTATATTTATTAAATATAGGGTATTTATTTTTCAATCTGTCATAATCTGTTACTTGAAATACGTCTAAACCCCCTTGTTTATCTTTACAATACTTGTGAATCGTTGATACGTTTTTCTCTCTTATTTTTTTAGTTTCTTTAATTAAATTAAAAAGATCTTTACCTGTTTTTTTATGGTATTTTTTAATACTTTCAGGATCATTGATTTTTTCTCTTATATGATCCGCTGCGGTTCTCGTATGAGATATAACAATTATATCTGATGGTCGATACTTATCTAAAGCATCATAATATCTTTCCACTAGATAAGTCGTTTTACCTGTACCTGGAGGCCCTGCAACTCTAATCTTTTTCATTTTCTATCTCTTTCAATTGTTCTTTTCCTTCAAGGGTAAGAACAAAATTTTCTGGATCCTCTGGGTACATCCATGTAGGACATGATTTTTCTTCTTTGACCTCTTCTTTTTCTCCTCCTAGTACCAACACTTTACCATTGCATTTTTTTGCTTTTAAAATGTGTTTAAGTTTAAATGTCAATTCAGCAGTACTCATTGATTGACGTGTAGCTTGTAAATATTGTTGTAATCTCCCTAGTCTAAGATGTACTACTTTTTTCTTTTGGTCGTAATAACAGGCACCATCTAAAAGGTCCTTTTTGTCTATACTCACTGTTGCCTTTACTAAAAAAGTTCTTATGATAGATACAAAATCAAAATCGTGATGCGCTTCTTCAGAAGCTTCTTCATATGTTCTTACGGATAGTCTGGCATCTATAAAATCAGAAAAGTCTGTTGCTTTCATCATTTCCAATGCTTTAGGAGGAAAATGCCCGAAGTTATGCAGTTTAGTTAGAAAAGCTTTTTTATCTTTTAATTCACTTCCTTTGAACTCTACTCTTACATCTTTAAGAGTATCTTTAATTCCTTTTACCTTTACATACATATAATATTTAGGAGGTACGCTTCCATATTCGTAAATCATTCCTAATATATCTTCCGCTGCATAAAGCTCTTTAGCAAAATCTGGAGTAATGCCAAAAATATTTTTCTTACATGCAGGTAGGTCACAGTATTTTTTAATGCATTTTACTTTACATTTAGGATTATAGTCGTTGTTAGCTAATTGGTCAGTTAATTTATTTATTGTTTTTCCTTCTAACGGTGGTGAAATTTTTTGAGTATTAAAATCACTTAATAAAGAGTGTGGGGTTCTAATTGTTCCTTCAAATTTGGATATTTCTTCATGAGCTTTTTTAAAAAACCATGCGGCTTGAAATCCAAATTCATTTCTCATTCCATCTGGAATCTTTCCGTTGTTATCTTTCATACAGTTCTGAATACATGGAAGATATGCAGGTTTTTTAATTTTTTTATTTTTTACTACTTTTTCTTCTACTTCTTGTTCGTCTGTTAAATACTGTTTTAAATCATCTTGTGCATATTTCTCGTACATTTCAAAAAATTCACTAAGACTTGCTGCATCAAAATTGTCTTTATAAGCATAACGCGTACCTTCTTCATGGTTAAAATATGGCATGTTTAACCAGCTACCAGTTCCTCCTTTTATAAATTTTGTCTGCATTGGATATATACGGTCTAATTTATCCGCAATTCCTAATTGAGCTGCAAATTTTTTTAGTACAAATTGGACTTCTTCGGCAGGTACAAATTTTTTAACAAATAAAAATAAATGAGCACACCCACTTTTGGATCTGATCATAATTAAAGGAAGAGAAAGTTTTCTTATTTTCTTTAAAATTTCTTCATAGTCTAAGTCAAATTTATCTACATCTATACATCCCCATTTACATTCGCTCTTTTCAGTAACGGGCATGATACCCAGACTTGGTTCAAGACCGTTAAGATGGTTCTCCCACATGACTTTAGTGACTTCTTCTCTTTTAACAATAGAGACACCTTCTACCTTTCCAGGAAGATTAGATTTATCTTTCTTGAAAATTCCATGGGCCCACCCGTAGCCTTCGAATATTTTTATAAACTCATTAATCATAATTTCTATTAAGGGCTGGTTTCGCCGCTAGGTCTCCACCAGCCCTCACTTTCCCTAAAGAAAGATTACAAATCTAATGAAGTTTGCTTAAGTTCTTCAGCTGCTTCACCATGTTTAACCTTAACTAAACCTTTGTTGTTTTGCTCAGCAAAGGTTTTAGCAATTTGATAAACACCTGTATCTGTGACTGGACCAACTCTCGTTACATCCCATCCAAACCAAGTTCCTTTGTCATTAGACATTTGAACTGTTTTTAGATTATAAATGTGGCTATAAGTTGGCGGTGTGAATAAGCCATTTTTACCTTGTAGCTTTAATCCCATCATTAATGAATTCCACTTACGACTAACTTTTAACTGAGTAGCCTTCATAGAAATTAATGCTGTTGATGGAGTTTTCCCCAAAAGAATTACAAAGTGATTAGCTGTATTTTCCAAATAATTACCGTTAGGTAATCTATCCTTCCAAGATTTATCACGAGTAGTTTTACTTATGATATCACTATCTGCTTTGTGGATTGCTACAGGAGCGTTTCCAGTTTGACCTCTGTCTTGCCATTCGACATACTGTCTTTCATAATGGACAGGTATAATATTTATACCTTTCGCTCCATCATAAAGCTCCTTGGTTACGCTGTTTACAATCATTCCAGGTTCTGCTCCTTTAATAAACTTAGCGTTTTGTTTATTAACTTCTGGAGATAATTGTCCTAAGACTTTCAGAAATGGCAACGCAAGATCATCCTGCGTCATGTTCTGAGAGCCAGCATTTGCATCAGCTTCAAATATATTTGTAGACAATGCACCTGCATTTTCGCGTTTCGCGATACTTGCTTCTTTGTTCATGTTTATTGTTTCCTTGTTATTTTGG